CGGGAGCCCGAGCGCGCCGAGGATCCGGTAGCCGACGAGATGAATCGCGCCGCCGCCGTAGGATGTCCCGAGGGTCACCGTCTGAATCGAGCGGAACCCGAGGTCCCCGGCCTGGAGGTTGACCGGGACGAAGGTCCCCGCGACGGCCGTCGCCGGGAAGCTCGGGACCGTCCCCGAGCGGCCGGCCGCCCCTGCTGAGTTCGTATAGCTGAAAGTTGTATTGGCAATCGCGCCGGCGTTCGTGGTCGCGGTCGAGACCTCGATCCCGAGGAGAACGCCGTCGCCGTCCGTCGCTCCCAGGCGATCTCGAGCCGGGAGGGCGACCGAGTTCACGTTCTGGGCGGTCGTCGTCGCGACGGCGATCCCCGAGTTATGCCAAAGGCGGTCGCAGACGAGGAGCGTCCCCGGCGCCGACGACCAGGCCTCGAAGAGGGCGAGATAGGTTTGCTGGAGCACCGGCGCGTCGACGTGCGGGATCTGGCCGGCGTAGCTCGTGAGCGCCGCCCCGGCGACACCAGGCGAGGGCGCGACCCCAGCTCCCGGCCGGCCGGCGGCGTAGAGGAGCGAGTGCATCACGCCCGCCGCTTCCATCGCCCCCGTTGTCTTTAGGAGGTCCTGTCGGGCGAGCATCCCGTTCACGATTCCATGCACGGTTCGGATTGCCATCTAGACCGCCAGCTCCTCTCGCACTTCTTGCCGCCGGAACTCGACGGCCGGAGTCTCGAACCCGGCCCGGAAGTGATAGGGCGGCTCGTGATCAAGGACCCACTCGACCTCGCGCCAGACCCGCTCGGGCGTCACCGCGAGCGCGCACTTCGTCTCCCGCGGCGGGAGCCCACAAGTCGGCGCGTGGTAGCAGGGCGCGCAAGGGACGCCGGCGTAGATCGCGCGGGTCCACTGGTAGCGGGCGGCTCGAGCCTCGGGCGGAACGGTCGTAAAGTAGGCGACCGTCGGCCGGTCGAGCGCCTCGGCGAGATGCATGAGCCCGGTGTCGGGCGTCACGACGACCTCGGCCACCGAGAGCAAGGCCATGAGGTCGGGGATCGAGAGCCGGCCGGTGAAGTTGAGACAGCTCGCGGGCGCCGGGTGCGGGCGCGCGTCGACGACCGCGACCCGGAACCCAGCGCGCTCGGCGTAGCGGATTAGCTCGAGGTTGTAGCGCTCCGGCCAGTCGCGCATCCCGGCCTGGGAGATCGAGCCGACCGCGAGGACCAAGATCGGCGCCTCGCCGCCCCCGATCAGCCGAACCCCGCGGGCGAGATCCTCGTCGTGGACCGAGAGCGGGTAGTCGCTCGAGCTGGCCGGCTTCCGGTTCAAGTAGCGGGAGAAGCAATCGACCCGATAGTCCCGTTCCCGGCCTTGCTTCTCCGAGTAGCCGCGGAGGTCGATCGTCCACTTCCACCGGCCCTCGATCGACTCGAGCGCCGCACTCCGCCAGAGGAAGCCACAGTCGCGGAGGAGCGGGAAAAAGGTCGGATGGGTGACATAGGTAAAGCGGAGCCGAGATTGCGCGCCTGCGAGATCCCGGAGCCCTGGGAGGACCATAAGAACGTCGCCGAGGCCTCCGGTTCGGATGACCGGGACCTCGGTCCCTGGAGGCGCCATGTAAAGCTGGGAGGGGTGAACCTGGGTTAGGTCCTGGTCCGGGTTCTTGAACCCGACGGTCTGGAGGAAGGCGTAGTCGTCCGGGTCCTGGATGTCGACGGGGACGCCCCGCCGATAGGTCCGGCCCTTGTAGCTGTAGGTCAGACTACGGGTGAGGACGAGACGACTCGACACTGGGTCTCCCTGTTCGCCCCTGGGCGAGGCTTCGGCTGGAGGAGGGAAGCCCCGGGGCGGGAGTCGCCCCGGGGTCCCGGCGGGTCTAGTGGACGAAGGCCTCGGAGCTGGTCCCCGGTCGAGCGCTCAAGCTGGCCGTGCCGCTGAGCAACCACCAGCGGAGGAGCTTGGAGGTCCCCCCGCATACCCGAGCACTACCGGTGATCCGAAATCCCCGAGGCCTTCGGGGCGGAGGCCGAAGCCCCCGCCCCGAGTCGGGTTTAGTTAGGCGGCGAGGCCCTCGTCGATGCACGAGAAGCACCGGCCGGCCGGCAACGGATCCGCGACGCAGGTGTCGCCGCAATCCTCGAGCGCCGCGCAGTCGAGAAGCGCCGTCTCGTCCTCGTTGAAGACGATCGCGTCCATGCGGAAGGTCCAGATGAACCACGTCAAGTGCCGCGGCGCATCGCGCCACCGCTCGAAAGTGATGTTCTTCTGAATCCCGACGACCAGGTTCGACGGATCGGTGAGGACAACGAACGTCCCGTCCGCGGTCGGCGGGAGCGAATCGCATCCACAGGTCGCGATGTTCGTCGGGATCAGCGGAACCGGGACGATCGGGCGCCGGTGATAGCGGAGCGTCGTCGGCCCGACGATGTTCGCGTCGCCGAGGTTCGGAGTGATCCGCGACTGGATCAGCTCCGCCCAGTCCTCTTCCATGTCCGCCGGCATGAAGAACTTCTGAGCTTCAGGCGTGCCGCGGTACTTGGTCGGGATCGCGCGAATCATGCATGAGAGCTTGTGAGTCGAGATCGTTCGGTCTTCGCCGGCGAACGAGTTCGCGTTCAGCAAGTGACCTTGCTGGAGCTGGCGATACCACATATCCCGCTCGTGAAGGACATCGTCGTCGATCACGCCGGGGTTCGAATAGATCCCGTTCGTGTTCCCCATCCAGGCGAGGATCTCGCCCTCGTTCCCCATCGCGGTCCCGGCCATCGTGAGGATCTGGTCCTCGAGCTGGGCGCCGGTCATGTTGTCCTGGACGTCGTCATCGCAGAGGAAGAACTTCGCGTCGAGCGAGATCGTCTTCAAGCACTTGGACGAGTTGACGATCGATACCGACTCGTCGGGGTCGGTGTTACAGGTGGCGAGTCGGAGCACGCCGCCCACCAGCTCGAGGAAGCGGATCTCCTCCTCGGGCGCGTCCATGCGCTTGATCGTGACTTGCCGGAACATCACCGACTCGTCGCGGGTGTAATCGATCAGCCGCTCGGCCTCTTTCGGCCGGATGAGCGCCTGGTTCGAGGGGCGGAGTAGGAACTTCTGCGCCTCGTACTTGGACAGCGGACGCCCCGCCATGACGCCCGGAATGGACATCATGTTATGGGCGGCGGACAGGTAATTCGACACCGCTTTGCTCCTCCTCGTTCGTTCGGTTTTCGGCCCTACAGATTGCGGACGAGTTCTTCGCGTTGGCGAAGATGATCGGCCGCGCTCGAGGGGTCGGTCGTCAGGAAAGAGAGTCCGCGAAGAAGGCGCACCGTCTCCTCCGGACGCTGGAAGAACGAAGGCATCGCCAGCGGCTCGTCGACGCTCTTCATCTGCGCTTCGAGATCGACACCGTGAGCGGATAGGACCTTGCCCATCCGTCGCGGCTCGAAGATCGGCCAGTTCTTACGGCCCGTCACCATTTGCGCGTGGCACTTGGCGACGAACTTCAAGAACTCGGGATTCTCGGGCAAGGCCTCATCGCCCCCAGTGAGGCCGACGAGCGCTTGCCGCGTGAATTGAGTAGTGACCGGTCGGGTCGGGATCGCTGAGACCCCGAGGAACATCCGATGCCCCAAAGTCTTCTCCTTCCGCGCCTAGCGCTTGATATGCAGGCCAGTGACGGAACGAGTCCGACGAACGGCCTCGCGGTCGGCGTCGGCGATCACCATCCCGGTAAACCCGCGGGAGTAACCCTTCGGGAGCCCACCGTTCAGCCCGCCGAGAATGTCGGCCTTGATCTGGGCGCGGCGAGCGAGGAGCGGAGAGACCGCACTCGCGCGCTTCCCCGGCACCGTGGCGCCGGCGGCCGCGAGCGTCTCGGCGATCAGCTCTTCCTCGGCGAGTTGCTCGAACTCGTCGCCCTCGGGTTCCATCCCGGCGTCGACCGGCCCGCCCGCGATGAGTTGCTCGATCAGCATCTCGAGGCGCGCGATCCGCTCGGAGTCGGTCGGGGCGGCGGCGACCGCTTCGGCCTTGGCTTCCTCGGCGACCGGCTCGGTCGCGGGAACCTCGGCCACGGCGGCCGGGGCGTCGCACTTTTGGGCGCGCTTGCCGCCCACCTCGAGCGGGTGAGCCTGGGGTTCGGCCGGCGCCGGGGCGGGGGTCGCCGGGGCGTCGTCCATCTCGTCGTCGTCGGGCATCTGGACATTCAGCGCGCCCGCGAGGAGTCCCACCATCCGGCGGTTCGCGCGGTCGGCCATCTGGACCGCGAGGCGTAGGTCCTCGCGGGTCTTCGTTTGTTCGCTCACGAGTTCCTCCACCTTGGCCGCGAGGGCCTTGTTCTGGGACGAGAGGCTCTTCAGATAGCGAGCCAGCTCCTCGCCGGGCTTCGGCTTCACGCCGAGGAACCCGTCGACGAAGTTCTTCCAATGGGTCCCGATCCCCTTGTAGGCCTTCGGATCCGGGGCCGCACGCTTCGGGGTCGTCGCCTTCCCGCCGAGGACCGCGAACCCGAGGTCCGCCGCGGCGGCGCCGAGGAGCGCCTCGGGCTTGACGCCGTCGGGGATCAGGAGCTTCCCGTCCTCGCCGGCGGCGCCGTACTGTTCGCGGAGCAACATGCACGCCTGCCCGGCCTGGTCCTCGGTGAGGTTCATCTTCACGCCCGCGTCGATGCACTTCGAGAGCGGTCAGTCGACCGGCGTCGCTGGGATCTCGATCGGCTCGGGTCCCGCGGCGGGAGCGACGTCCCCCTCGACCGGCGGAGGCGGAGCCTCGCCGGCGAGCGCTTCGATCTTTTCCATCGGTTCCCCCTTGGTCCCTGAGTCCTGAATCCGGACATCCGCCCGGAGAAGATCACCCCAGCCCTCCGCTTGCGCTTGGCACTCGGTCGGGGTCGCAATCCCATCGCGCAGACAGGCCTCGACGTCCGCCAAGCCCGGCGCCTTCTCAATCGCCTTGAACATCGCGAACTCGATGTCGGTCGCCGGGTCGTCGACGTTCGAGACCTCGTCGACGATTCCGTCGTCGATCCGGGTCACGATTCCAAGCTCCTGGAAAACCCGCGGGTCGAGCGTCACGCCGAAACCTCCTCGCGCGGCATCGAGACCAAGTGAAGCGGCGAGACGGACCACTCGCCGCCGATCGAGTAGCCGCGGAGCCGCTTCGAAACCACGTCCGGCCAGACCTCCGGGTGCCATTGCGTGGCGCCGATCCAGGCCTCGGGGCGGAAGTCGGGATCGCCTTCCCGCGACATGAAGCTCTCGACCATCACCCCCGGAGGCCGGCCATCCGACATCTCGGTCTGACGATGCATGAGCTTCACCTTGCCGCCGCGCTCGAGGAACCCATGCGCCATCCGCTCGACTTGGTCGAGGGTCGCGTATTGACCCTGGAGGTCGACCTCCCAGGCGGGATAGATCACGCCGTAGGTGATCCGGCGCTTGGCTTGAGCGGGAGTCGTCAAGAACTTGGCCTGAACCTCGATCAGGGTCCCGGCGCCGGCGCGCTTGACGTAGGACTCGGAAGTCGTGAGAACGCTCGAGGCGTGCTCGGCCTTGCCGATCTGGTAGAGGAGCGCCATGTTCCGGCGGACCCAGTCGACGGCGCCGACCCCGCCCGGCATGTCGCCCGCGACGGCGCGCGGGACCAGGGCGTAGATGAGGGAGTTCGCGCCTTTCAGGCGCTCGCGTCCGATCTTCAGCTTGACGCCGCCCGAGTTCGGGACCTCGCGGACGATGATCTGGTCATAGAACCGCGAGAGGTCGCCGCGCCAAGTAAGGGCGATCGGGACGACGACGTCGCCGCCCTCGAGGCCGGCGGCCTGGTTCGGCGCGTATTTCGTGGCGGGGGTCGGTCGGGCCGCCTCCCCCAGTCGACCCTTTCCGGCCCCCGCCTCGCGATCGTAGCCGTAGGCCTCGGCCACGGCCCGCCAAGCGATCCCGCGGGCGTAGGCCTCGAGCCCCTGGTCCTCGGCGGCCTTCGAGGCTTCGATCCCGCGCGAGCGGGCGAAGAAACGCATCGAGGACCGATGCATCGAGTCGTAGATTCGGCGGCCGCGCTCGGGGAGCCGGTCGACGTCACCCCGAAGAAGGGCGGTCGCCGCGTCCTGAGACTTCCCCTCGGCGGGTCCGCCTGGTTTCGTGGCGCAGATTGCGGCGGCCGATTCCTCGGGGGATCGGTCGCCTTCGGGTGCGAAGTTCGGGTCCGTCATCACCGCCGCGACGCACTCGTCGAAGGTCGCCTTGAGCTGTCGGATCTTCTCGCGTCCGTTCACAAGCTCGCCCCCTAAAGAGAAAGCCCTCCCCCGGGGCACCGGAGGAGGGCCGTTCGATATGGCCCAGGAGGAAGAATGTTCGCGCGCTCTTCCCCTTGGCGTCGAACCTGTCTATCGCAGAGACGCGGAGATCGCGTCAAGAACTTTTTTCGTTAACGCGCTCGGGCGACCGGCTTCGGCGTGATCGCCCCGGCTTCCTGTCCGAGGTTCGTCGCGTTCGCGCCGATCGAGTGATGAATGGTCGTATCCTGAATCAGGACGTTCCCTTCGCCGAGATCGGCGTCAGCCTCGACGAGAAGGCTCGTGTCCCCGGGCGTGTCGGTCGAGATCGACTGATAGCTCCGGCCGTCGGGTTGGACCTCGAAGGTTCCATCGCCCGAAATGACGGACACGCGGATCGGCCCGTCGATCTCGGCCGGTCGTCCGGCGTTCGTCTTCGGATGAACTGTCACTAGGATTTGCTCTTCGACCGTGGTTTGAACTTCGAGAGGCATGGTCTTTCTCCTCTTCGGACTCACGGGTCCGACTGTGTATTCAAAGTGAGGCCGGCCGGCGCCAGCGCCCTCGGCCTTGATTGCCTCGACGACCTCGGTTAGTCGTTTGTTGATCGTTGCCGCTACCGTTACCACGGCGCGCTCGATCGCTTCAAGCTCATCCGTATAACCGCGGTCCCGGTGGTGATGTCGGCCTTTGAATAGGTTCATCGTTTCTTCCCGTTACCGTTCGTCGCCCAGGGATAGTTCGGGAGGTCGACGATCGCCGCCCGCTTCTCGTGACACTTGGCGCACCGTAGCACGAGGACGGTTGTCGGCGGCGGCGGAGACGGCGGGTCGACCCCGGGCGGGAGAACGATAAAGTCGCCCTTCCGGAAGTGCTCGCGCTCGGCGAGGAGATAACCGCACTTCCCGCACCGCACTTGCTCGAGCGGCCGGCCGGACGGCCCGAGCCCCGGCCGGAGCGGCTCCTCGAAGCGTTTCGCCCTCTCTTTGCGTCGTCGTTCGGTCCAGCTCTCCAAGCCCCCTCACTCGTCCTCTTCCTCGTCCTCGTTCTCGAGGTCCTCGTCTTCCAGCTCCTCGTCGAGGAGGTCGTCCTCTTCGTCGTCCTCGTAGTCGATGACCTCAAGGGTCCCGTCGGGGAGTTCCCGGTAGCGGGGACGCTCGACTTCCTTGTCGTCGAGTTCTCCTGGCTTCGGCTCGTCGTCTCGGATCATGTCGTCCCCCTTGGTCGGATCTGGGCGCCGTATTGCCGGCGGAAGCGGTCGATCGCCGCTTGCCGCTCGGTCGAAGGCTCGGCTGCCGCCGCGCGCGGGCGCGTGGTCGCCTCACGTTCGCGGCGAGCGCGCTCGGCCGCTCGAGCGCGGGAGGCTTCGGCGCCGCTCGGTTGAGCCGCGACGGCGCGGGCGTAGGCTTCCCGGTCGATTCGCGGGATCCGGGCGGCGGCCTCCGGGGTACGCCGAGAATCGTCTCGGGTGTAGACCATCCCGATCTTCGGCGCGGTCTTCTCCCAGGCGAGATGATTCCATTCGCTGTTCGCCTGGTCGACCGTTATCACGCCGGCGGCCTTCGCCGATCTCATCTCGTTGTCGACTTCTCCGACGGCCTTCTGCACCTCGCGGCCGATCATTTGCTTACTCGGCCAGATTCCGCCCACGGCCGGAGTCATCCGATAGACCGTCCCGTCGTTTCCGACGGCGCGCATCTCGGCGAGGCCGAACTGACTCGCGACTTGAACGTCGCCCTTCGAGAAGGAACTACTTCCGGGGTGATTATGAGTCAGGACTCCGCCCCGGGCGGCCTCGAGCATCCCCGGTTCCCAGGCGACCGAGGTCGGGTTCTGCTGTGATATAACCCCCCCGATCCGATTCCCGTCCTTATCCCAGACCGCGCCGCTCTCGTAGTCGTGTTTCGTAATGGCGATCTCGGTCAGTAGAACTTGACGGCCGACCTTGTCCGGCAGGCCCCGGACCGTCGGGAAGTTCGCGGACCTGGTTTCCTCCTCGTCGCCCGGCTTCGCCCCTCCGCCCCCGGTCCCGAACCGCCCGCGGTCGTCGCGCTCGTATTCCCGCTCGGCCTTGAGCCACTTCTCGATTGCCACGAGGTCCTTCGTCGTCATCTCGAGGACCGGCTCGCGCTCGATCTGCGAGAGTCGCGGGTCGTTCGCGAGCGAGGCCGGGATCGTCGCGACGACTCGGCCCGGATCGCGGATCTCGACGACCTCCGCCCAGGGCGAGCGCTTCTCGTCCTCGGCCGCGCCCTCGTCGGGCGGCTCCTCGTCGGCGAACTCGAGGTCCTCGGTGTCGGACGGCGGCGGCGCCGACGGCCCCTGGGTCAGCTCGTCTCGAGGCTCCTCGTCCTCCTTCGCGAACTCGTCGGGGTCGACATCCCCCCGCCAGATGTCCGCGTCGGAGAAGAACTGGTCCGACGTGACGATCGGCTGGGTCGCACAGCGGCAGTTGCAAATCTCCTCGGGCGGCGCGTCGGGATCCCCCGGCCACATGAGGAGCGATGACCCGACGTCGAAAGCCTCATCGATTGCTCGGATCTGGCCGTGAGCTTCGAAGTGACTCGGCCGCTCCTTCCCGTCGAGGGTCGTGATCCAGCGCTTGAAGTGAATCCCCGAGGCCTTGTAGACCGTATG